CGCTCGGGCTGCATCTGCCGCGCCCGCAGCATCAGGGTCGCACTCGCCCGATCCCGGATGTCGATCTCCACGCTCATCGTAGTGTCAAAACTCCATCTTCGATTTTCAGTTCCGGGTCGGACTCCAGGGCCGCCAGCAGGCTGTCCTCAAACTGGGCCACGCCCGCTTCCAGGCTTTGGTTCAGGTCCGGCAGCACCTCGGCCGGGGGCACCTCCGTGTCCTCATTCAGCAGGCCCAGCGCCACCGCTTCCGCCCGTGGCAGATCCAGCACGCCCATCCCGGAGCTGAAGGCAAACGGCGGCCACGGATTCCCTAGCGTGTCTTCATAGCCACCCGCGCCATCGCCCAGGGCCTGCCACACGGGGTGATTCTTCAGCGCCGCCATGCGGCCGCTTCCGGGCGCCGTCGCCCCATCCTGGAGCGTGGCCGCCACTGCATCGCCCCAACGGGCTTCCCAGTCCCGGGGCTCGCCCAGCGGATCCACCATCCGCACCAGTTCCCAGGCGGGATTCAGATCCAGATCCACCGGATCCTGCATCGCCACCCACCGGCCGTAATTCATCGTGTCCAGCACATTGGTCTCCACCTGGAGACGGCGCCGCGCCTCGGACGAGAGATCGCGCAGCGTGCCGCGCTCGTCCTCCGCGGGCAGATAGCCCCGGGCCTGGAGCGCCTCGCGCATCTGCGCCTTCGCCTCCGCCACCGAGACCAGCACCCCGCGCGCGTCGGTCAGTCCGCCGGCAATCTGTCCGGTCAACCGCTGGAGCAGCGCCAGGTCCCGCACATCCTGCACGCGGGCGGAGAACACCGCCCGCCGCTTCAGCCTGCCATCCAGGCGCCGCAGCTCACGGCTGGACAGCGTCGTCGGCAGCAGCCCGCGCCGCTCCACGATCGCCGCCGCCTGGCGGAATTCCATGGGCTCCGAGAAAGTCATTGCGTGGGGTCCTTGGTGCGCTTCCCGCCGTCATAGGGACGCGCGTGGCCGCGCAGCAGTTGTTCCTGTCCGGCGGATCGGCCCGCCACCAGCAGATCGCCCAGGACACGGCCGTATTTGTCCCGCTCCGCCGCACCCGTGCGCAGCGTCGCGGCGGTGGACATGGGCAGAAAGTTTGTCAGGGCGCGCCGCGCCAAGGGACCGGCGGGAGTGGACATCTCCGGGGCATCGATTCCCGCCAGACGCACGGGCTCCACCAGGCTGAGGCCGAAGCCGAGGTCGATCCGGACTTCGACCGTGTCGCCATCGATGACGCGCAGGACCGTCGCCGGATACTCCCGGCCATGGACCAAGGACGAAGGACCAAGGACCAGAATCCATAATCCCAAACCCAAAATCGAAAATAGCTTCATGTTAGAGTCCCTCCAGTTGGCTGCGGTTCATCCGTCGGCTGCTCTTGCTCGCCAGCGTCACGCCCGCGTTGCTTTCCACCTGGGGCGTTGTCGGCGTCTCCGGCGTCTCCACCGGCACCTCGCCCTTGGCGATCCGCAGGAGATACCGTTCATCCCGGTCCTCCTGACGCCGCTCGTCTTCCGTCAGCGGCATCTCCAGGCGGTTTTTCAGCGCCGCCAGGATCATCCGCACTGCCAGGCTTTTGAGGCTCTTCGGGATCCGGGTCTCATCCGCATCCGTCCGGTTTTTCCGCGAGACTTCCACCCGGATGCGGGAGACGACGGAGGCGATCACTTCCGGACTCGGGTCATCCTGCCCATCGCCCAGCGCCGCCGTGCGCAAGGCGTCCACCAGCGCGGCCACCTTCGCGTCATTCAAGTCCGTCGTCGTGATCGGGATCCAGTTCATGGGTCGGGTTTCCAGTTTCGGGTCTGCCTTCGGTGCTGCCGCCCCCAGCCTTGGCGGAGGGGGCGGCAGTGGCCGAAGCCAGAGGGTGGTTAGCTGATGGTGAGCTTCCGGATGCCGAGCGTGCTCGTGATCGCGGTCTTCTCGTAGTGCTCCACGGTGAGGCGGATCAGCTTCGAGGTGATCTGCTGCTCATACACCCGCACGTCCACGCCGCCCTCGCAGGGGCTGACGAAGCGCTTGATGTTCGAGCTGTCCTCGGTGTCCGCGTTGTCCAGGGCCATGAAGAGCAGCACCAGGGCGCCGAGCACTTCAGCCTTGGCCGAGGCGGTGGACTGGAACCGCTCGCGCGCAATGTGGACCTTGTCCACCGCCAGGAGCGCGGCCAGCGCTTCGGGCGTCATCGAGGCCGAGGCGAAGCCGCCGGCCGTGTTCTGCGCGCGGTGGGCCAGGCCACGCTTGCTCCAGGTGGTGTCACCGAAGCCCACGCGGTTCGGGCGCACGCCCGAGGCGGTGGCGGCCAGCACCAGCTCGGAGAGCACGTCCTGGTCGGGGTCCTTCCCGGCGGTCGTGTCCCAGGTCTTCCCCGTGTTCACCGCGGCGGCGGAGAGCAGCGCCACGGCGCGGCGGAGGGCGTTGCGGCGGAGGCGGCGGAGCAGCTTCGCCGTCTTGTCGTTCCGCCAGTTCGGGTTTTCCTTGACCTGGTCCAGGTCCACCGTGATGGAGAGACCGCGGTTCTCGGTTTTGCCGAGCACCTTGGCTTCCGTGTATTCCACTTCCTTGAAGTCCCCGCGGACCGGACGCAGATCGTCATCGGTTTCCGAAAAGAACTCCTCGATGTTCGAGGCCACCGCGTATTCGAAGCGCGAGCTCACCGAGACGCGCGGGGCGAAGAACTGGAGGGAGGCTTCGATGTCATTGCTGTCCCGGAAGCCGACGGCGAAGTCGGTCAAGGGCTGGCTGAACGTCCCCTCGGTGAAGAGGGCGGCGTTGGCGGCCACGATGCGGTCATGCACGATCGTGCCGTCGTCGGGCTGGGCGTGGGGCTGGGCGTAGATCGCGCGGATGTTCGCCGCCACCAGCCGGGCCTGGTCCCGCGTCATGCGGGGGAGCTGATTGGTTTTTTTCATGGGTTTGTTCCTTGGTTGGTGATTAACCTGTTGGGCTTATTGGGGATTCGGTGGATCAGCTGATCACGACCTTGATCGGATAGGAGGGGATCACCTCGATCTCCTCGTCGGCGGCTCCAGCGGCGGTCGCCGCAGTGCCCACCAGGTAGTAGGTCCCGGCCCCGCCCGGCAGGTCCTGGACCTTGCCGCTGGCGGCGGTGTAAACCTGCTCACCGGCATCAATCGCCTCGGAGGCCACCATCTTCACCGTCCCGCGCACAGCGCCCAATGCGAGCACGGCACACGGATCTTCAGCGGCTTCAGGTTCATCCGGGCACGGCCCGAGAGGGAGGTCACCGGCTCCACACAAGGCAATGTGGTTGGCGTCGGACCCAAACTTCACCAGGCGGTGACGGTCGGTGATCGCAGCATCCGCACGTTTGGCCAGCGCACCATCCGGATGCGTGCCCTCGCCGATGTTGGCGGCGAGAACGCGCGGGGTGAACGCGCGGCCGAGATCTGCGAGCAGACCGTGGATGACGGGGACGTGGCGGCGGGGGAGGTTGTAACGGTTGCCCGACCGGGCGCTGCGCGCGGCCAGGAGCACCAGCATCAGAAGAGCCAGGGCGAGGAGGAGGATCAGGAGTTGAATCATGGATTTTCTTTCTTGATTGGGGGTTCAGTGCTTCAGCTTTTTTAGCTTCAGCGTTTGGTTTTCTGTTCTTTGTCGTGGGCTTCCTGGGCCGCGATCACGGCGTCCGCCTGCTCAGGCGTCAGGCCGGCGCGGATCTTCTCGTTCCGCAACGAGGCGCGGGGATCCACGGGTGCGGGATCGGTTTTTGGGGTTTCGGTCTTTTCAGGCATGGGGGTTTCCTTGTTGGGGGTTGGAGGGGTTCAGGGCTGGGCCTCAGCTCTGGGTGGTTTCCGGTTTGAAGAGGGCCGCGTGTTCGGACATCGCGGACACCGCGTTGTAGGCCACGAGGTAGTCCTCGCCGGTTTTGCTCATGCGCGCGGAGACCAGCTCCTGGATGCGCGCCTGGCGTTCCTGGGTGTTCGCCACGGTGACCTTGCGGCCGCCGAGCTTGTCCACCTGGTCCTTCTGGGTGCCGAGCGCGGGCTTCAGCGCTTCCACCTTGGCCTTGGTCCCGGCGAAGTCGGCGTTGAAGGCCACCACGTAGCCCGGCTTCTCCGCCGGAGTGAGGCGCTTGTCCGCCACGGCCTTGTCCAGGATCAGCTCCGCCGCCGTCTGCACAGCCGCTGCACGCGCGCTGTTCGCGGCCTGCACCTGCCCGGGAAGGGCCAGCACCGCCGTCTCGATCTCCTCCTCGCTCGCGTCTTCCTTGAGGCCGAGCGCGCCCAGGATCTTCCCGCGGCGGGCATTGGCCGCTTCCAGCGCGGTCTTCTCTTCCTCGCTCGGCATGCCGAAGGTGTCAAAGGTGCTCCGGATCGTGGCGTCGTCCGCATTCGCGTCGAGGTCCAGCAGCTCCAGGAGCATGGTCTTCACTTCTTCCAGGGTGAGGGGCGTGGGGGCCTCGGCATTCGCCGCCACCACGCGCGGACGCCCGGCGCCCAGCGCCAGCGCCCACAGGGTCATCAGGGTTTTCTTCATCGTTGGTTCCTTTTGTGCTTCCCGCTTTTCAGCGTTTCAGCGCTTTGTTTCTTTGGTTGTTTGCTGGCCGCTAGGCCTAAAATTGTTTCGTGGCGCGGATCACGGAAAGCGGCACGGGCTTGCCACGGTCCATCGCCCGCTCCGCCCGCGTCAGCGCCGCCATGCGCCGCCGCCAGGCGGGGTCATTCTTCTTTGCCCACTGCGCGTCGCGCTTCCGGCCCTCCGCCGCCCAGTCCACGGCCGCTTTCGGGGCGGCGGTTTTTTTGGTCTGGGCGTGGTATGCGGCCGCACGCTCACGTCCGGACTTCCGCATCGCGGCGCGGTTTGCCGCCGCTGAGCGCTTCCAGTCCGGAACGCCCTGGGCCGTGATTTTCAGCCGGCTGCCGTCGGAGCCCGTCGTCCACCAGCCGCCATCGCGGGCCGGCTTGAAGGTCGCGCCAGGCGCCACAGCCTCACGGGCCACGGAGGTGAGCTTCGGCGCGGGAGGCGCCTTTTTCTGCGCCGCACGCTTCGCGATCGCCCGGTCCATGGACCCGCTCATTTTCTGCCGCACCGCCTCCACCGCCTTTTGATAGGCCGGGTCATTGCGGTAATCCGCCGAGGAGTCGCCCATGTTCCGCAGGGCGTGATCCTGGATCGCCTTCTGCACGGCCTTGTCCTCTTTGCTCATCCGCTTGGTCCGGGCCCGGCCTTTGGCGGCCTCGGCCTTCTTGTTCACTTTTCCAGCCGCGCCGTTGCGCCGCCGGGTCTCCCAGCCCTTCAGCGCGCCTTCACGCGTGCCGGCATTCGCCGCCCAGGGACGCACCCCCCGGATGTTCGGCCGGTTCGTCAGACCCACGGAAATCAGCTCGCACGGCTCGATCACGCCCGGCGTCTTCGAGACCCGGCAGCTGAAGACCCCGCTCGGATAGATCCAGTAACCCTGGCTCTGGTTGCTCTTGCCCAGGTCATTCCAGGCGGTCTTCACCCACAGCCCGTCCTCACGGGCCTCCACCGCCTCCACTTTCCCAAAACGCCGGTCATCTTTATAGGTGTCCGGATCCACGTCCGGATGCCCCACGTAAATCGGCACTCCCCGGAAGAACCGGCCCAGACGGCCAGCCACACTATTGAAGCTCTGCACAATCTCCTGCGCGTGCGCCTTCGTCAGCCGCTGCAATCCCACCGGGTGGGGGTGATCGCCGTAGGGGGCCAGCAGCTGCCAGTCCTCCTCCCCGATCGGGCTGATGTTCGCCGCCGTCAGCACCACGTGACTCAGCGGGCTCACCGGCGCGGCGGCCGTGTTTGCCACCACCAGGCGGCTTTCCAGCATCCAGACCCCCGCCAGGACCGCTCTGCATTCCCGTTGCAGGTCATTGCATTTTTGCCGGAGACGCCGGACGCACCCCACGGAGACCCCCCGGGGGTCAAAAACGCGCCTGAGAGCCTCCCAGAGGCCTTCACGTGCCGTTAAAATTTGCACTTTTGCGGAGATCGTCGGTTTCATGCTGCGGATTCCTTGCTCAGACCGGACGCCAGGGCGGCGCCCAGGATTTTTTGCCACGCGGCCACGGTGGCATCATCGGCCGCCACCTCCCGCGCCAGGGCGGGAAGGTCATGTTGAAATTGCTTCAGCCCGGAGACAAACTCCGCGTCCGGCCCGTCCAGCAGGGCCTGGAGCCGCGCCGTCACCGGCGCCCAGCCCTGGGCACGCGCCCGCGCCAGCAGCCGGGACGCCGCCGCCTCGAACCGCGGCGCCACCTGCATCACGCCCGCGCCCGCCCGCCGCTCGGCCGTGCGCGCATTCGCAGCCACCAGCAGCGCCTGCCCCGCCTCGGGCATCGGGCGGCCGTAGCGCTCCAGCACATCGTCCAGTGCCAGCGGCGCGCCCGCATCCAGGAGAAAGCGGTCCACTTCCAGATCCTGCTTCACGTCCTGGCGGGCCGGCGGAGTCAGGGAGAGGTAAGCCAGCGGCCGGTCCGTCCCATGCATCATCCGGATCACCGCTTTGTCCACATACTCGTTCAGCGTCTCGGAAATCGTCACCAGGTCATCCACCACCAGGATGTCCCGCTCCTCGTCCTGGGGGTTCGAGCCCACGGCCCCGTCACCCTTCGCCAGCGTGCTCAAATCGCCGCCGCGCCAGATCGTCGCCATCGCCCGGTCCATGCGTTCCACGATCGGCTGATACGGCAACGGCCCGTTCGCCGTCATGTCGATCTTCTCGATCTTGTCCTCCAGGCCCGTGACGCAGCTCATGTCCACGCCGATGGCCTGGACCGCCTCCACCATCGTCTCCCACTCGGCCGAGTCCTTCGCCGCCGCCGTTTTGCCATGCACGCCCGGCATGCCGTGGCGCTCGCAGTAGATCAGCCAGTCCTTGAGAGGCAGGTGCTTGAACAGGTAGCAGACCGAGCACACCTCCATCAGCCCGTCGCCGTGCGTCACCATCCACTCGCCGGGGGCCAGCTCCTCACCGTCCAGGGCATGGTCTTCGCGCAAAAACCGCAGGCGCCCCGTTTGGTTCTCAAAAAACCACAGCGGCACAAACTGGAACTCCGCCGTCACCCCGGCGCCCGTCGGCTTCCAATCCATGTAGTGGACCGCATAGCGCTTGCTCACCGCATCCATCATCTGGCGGACCAGGAGCGAGAACCCGCCCCGCACATTCAGGTCCAGCGCATGCGTGGTGCTCAGATTGTTGTAAAAGTATTCGAGCGAGGCCTTGTGCGCCTCGGCTTCCGGCCCGGGCTGCACCGTCAGCACCTCCCACGGGCGGTGCGCCGCCGCCTTCTTTCGCTTCGGCGCCACCGACATCAGGATGTCATCCCGCCGCTCGATCGTCTCCCACAGCAGCGCCGCACCGCGCAGCACCCCGCCTTCAAACGCGTCCAGGTGGCGCGAGAGCGTCGCCGGGTCCAGGTTGCGGATCGGGTTGAAGCGTCCCTGGCGGTGCTGCCGCAGACGCTGGTTGGAAAGCACTTGCGTCATACCAGGACTCCCTTCACCCGTCCAAGCCGGGTCACCGACCGCTTACTGTCCACCCGCTGGAACTGCAACGGGCCGCTCTTTCCCTTCCCCGCATGCAATGCCAGGGCGTGAGCCCAGAAATAGTCCGCGTGGCCGGTCTCGTTTTGCTCGGCCACAAATCGCACGTTGCCGCTCGCCGTCGTTTCCTTGCGGATCGCCCGGTGCTGGGCGATCACCGTGCGGTCATCCGGAATGCGCACGCTCCGGTCCTCAAAGCCCGCCCGCAACGGATAGGCCAGCTCTTCCTTCACCGCCGCCGTGAACGTGATCGCCTCCACCTTGTGGACTCCAAAGCGCTTCTGCGCCCGCTCCACCAGCTGGCGCCCGATGCCCGTGTTGTCCATGCAGGCCCGTCGCAGGTTCGGCAGGGCCAGCAGCTCGTATAGCCTCGCCTCCTGTTCGTCGAACGTCTTGTTTTGCAGCGCCACCAGGTGGACCGTCGGACGCAGGCCCCCGAGGGCCTCCACCACCCAGAACACCGTCAAGTCCTTCACCCGCCCGATGTCACCGCCCAGGTAAAGCGGGTTCGTGCTCCGCGCCAGCGTGGCCAGGCTCTTGCTCCACCCATCGCCCGGCGCATGCTTGCACCCATCGATCAGCTCGTAGCTCAGGAACGCCGAGGCGTCGTCTGCCGGCTGGCACATGTATTCCTGGAGGAACGATTCCTCGTCCGCGCAGCCCGCCTTGATGAAGTCGTAATACGCCGCCTCGTCCATCGCCTGGCGCGGATCTTCCGGCGGCAGCTTGCCCTGGAGCTTGAAAAGGAATCCCTGCTCCAGCGCATCCTGGAGCGTCACCGTGTGCAGCGAGAAGCCCTTCGGATTGCCCTTGTGCTTGATCTCCTGGATCAGCTGGTTGAAGAAGTTCGCCGAGCCGCGATGCGTGCTGAAGATCTCCATGCTCCCGCCCCAGGTGATCCCGGGATAGGCAATCGAGTAGAGCTTCCGCGGATCGGGGTGCAGGGCAAACTCATCCAGCGTGCGGTCACCCCGCTTGCCCGCCTGCGCGTCCGGATTCGAGGACATGCTGTGCAGCCGCAGCTTCGTCGCCAGCGCCAGCACATAGGCACTGTGCCCGTCGTCATCGATCACCTTTTCCCCCAGATCCTTCGCCGCCAGATTCAACAGGCCGGCAAAGGCTTTGCAGTCCTCGATCAGGAGACGGGCCTGGAGATCATCGCGGCTGGAGATCCACGCGTCATTCCGCGCGCCCTGCACACTTTTCGTCGAGACCAGCCGGTAGGCATGAGCCCACGTCCAGCCGATCTGGCGGGACTTTTCCGCCATCTTCAGGCGGCTGTCGTCCTTGACCCACTTCGCTTGATAGGGCAGCAGCAGCGTGTTCCGGTCGGGAATCACCTTCGCTCCGCCCTTCGCGGACTTGGCGCCTTTGCGTGAGGTGCTCACAGCAGGTTCGCCGCCTCCTCGATTTCCTTGAGCGTCTTCGGTGACAGTCCGCCCTTGGACTTGAGTCCTTCCAGCTTCGCCTTCGCGTCCGCCATCTGGCGCTCCAGCACCGCCACCCGCCGCTCCGCCAGCCGCAGCGCATCCGCCTTGACCTCCAGACCCCGCAGGGCAATCAGCACCTTCGGCGGGCAGTCCGGCGAGGCCACCGCCTCGAAGATCTTCTGGGCGAGCAAGCGCGCCTGCTCGGCCTGGATCGATTCCGGGGAAGTCCCCGCCGTCGCCTGTGCGGCTGCCTTCGCACGATCCAAGCGCCAAGCAAACGAGTGCGTAGAGTAGAACCGCGACAGAGCCGACAACGAGGTCGGGACGCCCCACCCGGAGCACAGCTTTTTGGCCTCCTCGTAATCCCCGCCCGAGGTGAGCAGAGTCAACAGCTCCTCCCGCTGTGCAGGCTTCAGCTTCGCAAAAAGGCCGTCGGATCGTGGCTTCATTCATTTTCAGGTTTCAGGTTTCCGGTCTCAGGTTTCCCCGCACGCCTCAGCGCGCGTCGCAACCTCGCGTCGCGCATCGGCTTCCGCCGTTTGTGCTTCTCCCAGGTCATGACTTTTCGTCGCCAGCCCATGCCACTAACGCAAGAGCTGCGCCTCCCCGGCCTCGGTGATCAGCCAGCGCGCCTCGTCATCGCCGAGCTCGCCTTCCATCGCCGCAATGAACTTGCGCGTGCCCAGCCAGGTGATGTGCTCGTCAAACTCCGCAGCACCCACCGGCGGGCGGCTCATGACGTTCAGCTCGGTGAGCAGGGTCTTTTCCGGAAGCGCATGCGGTTTGCACCGCGCCAGGATGTCGAGGATGGATTTACGGATCGTTGTGGTTCTCATGATTCAATCTTCCCTTCGAGCCGACTCACCGCGCGCAGCACATCGTCCACGCGACTGTGCAGGTTGCCTGTGCTCCGCGTGATCTCGGTGCGCAGCATGTCGGCGCGTTTTTGACCTTCCTCCAGCAGGTGGCGGTTGCTCTCCCGCTGCTCCTCGCGAAAGACCTCAAACTCCCGGCGGAGTTGCGCCAGCTCGTCGAACGTCGCCATCCGCGGAGCGCGCGTGGTCTGGAGCGGTTGCGGCACCGAGCTGGGTCGCGCCTGGCGGTAAATCACCATCACCGAGGCCGCGCCCGCCAGCAGGTAGAAACCCACCTGCAAGAACTCCACGGTCATCGCCGGAGCGTCATAGGCCGAGGCCGCCAGGGTCATGAAAAGTTCAGGGTTCAAGTTTCAGGTTTCCGGTTTCAGGTTTCAGACGGGTTTCCTGACCGCCGCGAGGGCGCGCCAGTCCTTGTAACGGGCGTCTTCCAAGTGCGGCGTCTCCCACGTCAGCGCCCGCAGCCCGAACGAGGCCGCGAGCGCCTGGGCGCGGATGTAGATCGAGGTGGCATTCCATCCGGCCTCATAAAACCCGGCTGCCTTCTCATGCGGGATGAGCGGAACCCAGTCGATGGCCGCGCGGTAGTTGTGGAAAGACTGGCCGGCGCGTGCCCGCGTCACTTGGGGACCTTTGGCAAACAGCGCATCCTGCTCCGCGGCGGTGCGGAACCCGCAATAGACATAGACCAGGATGCCGCGCTCCTCGCAGAGCTTCAGCCATTTCTCCACCTGGGCGCGGAAGGTCGGCTCCAGCGTTGCCACCTTCTCACGGGTAATTGCCTGCGCTTGTTTGAGCGTGATCATGCATCCCTCCCTGCGCAAAGCGCAGGCCGCGCCGTAGCCTCGTGCGAAGGCGGGCAGTCCGAACCAAGGCCGGCATTGGCCTCAATCAACCGCATGACCGAAGGGAAATGCAGCGGCTCAAAATAATCGCCATGCCCCATGGCCCGGTAGGCCACCACCGACACCCGCTCCTCAAACGCCGGGTCGATGCGCAGGCTGGCCTTGTTCACAGCGCCTTGGTAGCCGAGGTAGCCGTAACCCGCCCGACGCAGCAGCCAGCGCGAGGGACGGGCGAGCCATTTAAGGACCGCATCACCCGCGCTGCACAGCACCTGCACCCGCAGTGCCGGACGCAGGCTCAGCGCCTCATTGAGGTTGTTCTTCCAGAAATCATGCTCCACTGCGCCCGCGATCAGCGTCACGCTCACGACCTCCGCCCGGATCGCTGGAAGGGCGCTGCAAATGATGTCACACCCATTGGAGTGCCCGACCAGGTGATAGCGGACCTTGGCGCCCAATGCGTCATGATGCTCCGTCTCCCTCACCAGCTCTCGAACCATCTGCCGGTTCTTGAGGCTGCGCCACGCAATCGTCGGCCCGGTGAAGTATTCCAGGGCGATCCCATCCGCCAGAACCCAGTCCCAGCGCTCATCGATCCACCGCGCCGCCCGGTCCGTCCAGCCGTTCTGGTCCGACGGCAGCGTGAGGATGCCGTTCACGAAAATGAAGATGTCACGGGGAGCGTTCATCAGAATCCCTTCACCCCTTTGATCGCGCCCTGAACGGCACCTTCGGTGACTTTACCGGCCAGATCGCTGGCGGCCTTGATCCGGTTTGCTTCGCGTTCGCCCTGGGCGGCAGTCTGCTCGGCGTTGCCGGTGGAGTTCAGCTCCTTGATTTTGATCCGGGTTCCCTTGGCCGTGGTGATGTCCACTCCGGTGGCCTGAATGTCCTTTGGCAGCTCAATCGAGCCACTGCGGCCCGAGGGATCGGTGAACGAGTATTTCGAGGTCGTCGTGTTCGCGCACCCGGTCAGAAACAAAACCAGGGCCATGACCATCAGGAGGCAGCACACCAAACACAGCACACTCTCCAGCACATCCCCCCGTCGTGTCCTCCGCGCCTTCGCGTGAGAAAAGAAGACCCCCGCACCCCCGGTCATCCGGCGTGTCCAGTCCCGCACCTCATGAGCCAGGGCGCGGATGAATCGGGGGCGGGCGTCATGCCGTGACTAAACCACGGCTCCGCCCTAACGTCTAAGAATCGGGAGAAGCGGGAAAAACGTGAGAAACAAATCTTCCGGAAACGCTACTTTTTCAGCGCCCGCGCCCGGTATTCCGCCACCCGCTTGGTGTTCCAATACTCTCCATCCCGGCTCGCGGTCGCGTGCTGCTGGAGGGAATCCACATCAATCAGGATCTTCTTCGGCGAGAG